AAAAAGCGGTGGATAATGGCGGAATAGCCAGCGAAGCAACTGCCAAAAAATACTGGAGGCATTGGGTGGTTCTAGAGGCGGTGGCGGTGGCGGAAGTAGTGCTCAACGTGAGTTCACAGAAGAAACCAAAAAATCCAGCAAAGGACTTCAGGTATTCAGAAAAGTTTACGACGCAACAAGAGCCGGCTTTGAATCTCTGACCCATGGAGCAGATGGATTGGTTGGTGGATTCAATCAACTGGCACACAGCACCACAGGTTTAAACAAAGTAATCTTAACATTCACAGCCGACCTAGCGGCAAGAGTATTTGAAAACGTTGACACATTTAGAAACTTGGCAGAGATAGGTGCCAACACAACTCAAACAGTCAGTGACTTTAGACGTATAGCAGGCGACGCCGGCATAGACATGACAAGGTTGGCGCAGGCATTGATGAGTGCCAACACAGCACTTGCTGGTTTCGGTGGAGACGCAGGCACAGGTGCTAGAAGATTCAATACGATAATGGCAGAACTTCTGCAGAGTGATTTTAGAAGACAAATCACAGGTCTTGGATTTTCCATGGAAGATATCACAGAAGGCTTTACTGATTATCTAGAATTACAAACCAGTTTGGGTAGATCTCAATCAATGAGCAATTCACAGTTGGTGGCAGGCTCACAAGAATACCTATTGAGATTGGACCAGTTATCAAAATTGACAGGTATGCAGAGAGATCAAGTTAAAGCAGAACTTCAAGCAGTAGCAGACGCAAGAGAATTACGTTTAATTTCTAACTCTGAGATTGAAGCAACCATGGTAAGGGTCAAAGCGGCGGCTCCAGAAATGGTTAATGCTGTTACAGGATTACTGGCAAAAGGATTTCCAGAAGGTGGTGAGCAGGTAGGTATCTTTGCAGTTGACGGTGTACGTGAGGCAGTGATGGCATTGAGAAATGGAACTGAAGGTGCAAGTGATATGTTCATTCAAGCATTGGCACGTAATGGTGAAACTATTGCCAACATGGACGAAGGTCAGAAAAGATTGATTGCCACTCAGTTAGGTGTGGGCAATGAATTCTTCAACATTGCGGCAGATTCTGTCAAGTTCAGAAAATTCTTAGGACAAAGTACAAGTGCGATAATTGAAGAGCAAGAACGAAGATTAAAAGCAACAGAAGGCGCAAAACAATTTGATCAAGCCAGTGAAAATTTACGTTCATCATTTCAAAAATTAATGACTCCATTCCAACAAATGTATGATGGATTTATAGGTTTCATAGCAATGGGACTAGAACCTTTGGCTAAAGGACTTAATGAATTAGGAACAAAATTTAATGATTGGTATGATGGGTTATCAGAGGGTGCAAAAACTTTTTCATCAATTCTAATCACTGCGGCAACAGGTGTAGCGGCGGCATTCGCGACAATATCAACAGTTAAAACAGGTAAAAAAGTTGCCAGTTACCTCACAGGCGGCGGCCCAGGTGGCGGTGGAGCAAAAAATATGTTATCGAAAACTGGTGCTGGTGGTGGTGGAATATTAGCCGGCATGGGTGGCGGATTAAAAGGATTAGCAAGTGGACTTACAGCAATGGCAAATCCGGCTACACTATTAGGTGCGGCGAATTTAGGATTGGCAATCGCGGCAGTTGGAGCAGGTATTGCCGCGGCGACTTTCTTAATGGGAGGAGCATTAGAAAAATTTGCCAGTGGATTAGGAGCAATAGGTGACGTAGATGGAACCAACCTTATACAGGTAGCCAAAGGCACTTTGGCACTGTCAGCCGCAATGGTGGCAATGGGAGCAGGCAGTGTCTCCGGCGCTATAGGAGGTGTTGTGAGCAAGATATTTGGTGGAGGTTCAGAAAATTTTGCCAAAAACTTGAATAAAACACTAGATGAACTTGACAAATCAAAAATAGACATGTATGCTAACAGTTTAGAGAACTTAGGAAATGCAATGACAAATTTACGAGGCGGTATGACAGGCACAATGACAACAACCGCATCTAGAACAGGAGACAAGTTGGATCAGTTAAATAACACGATGGAACAAATTTTAATGGCAATGACTGACAACAATCGTTACAATAGAATTACTGCACAAGCAACCACAGAAACATCGGAGAATTTCGGATAATGAGTTGGAAAAAATATTTTACAGAAGTGCCTTTAACAGATGGCATGGGTGGAATGAATTCACCATTGGGTGGCGCACCTGGTGGCAAGGCAGGTCCTGCCAAAACAAACTATTCATCATATCTACCTGATGTGTACAGTGGTGCTCCAAACAGAATTGAACGTTATGGTCAATACAATGTGATGGATTTAGACTCAGAAGTAAATGCCGCATTAGATATTCTAGCAGAATTCTGCACACAGAACAACACACAAAACAACACACCTTTCAAATTTGAATATAATCAGAAAGCAACCAACACAGAAATACAAATCATAGAACAATATCTGCATCAATGGTGCAAGATGAATGATTTCAGCAAACGTGTGTTTAAAATTATGCGTAATGTGTTCAAGTATGGTGATGCTTTCTTTATTAGAGACCCTGAAACTAAAAAAATGTTTCATGTTGACCCAGCAAAAGTTTCTAAAATCATTGTAAACGAAAGCACAGGTAAAACACCTGAACAATATGTTGTAAGAGATATAAATTTTAACTTTAAAAATCTTGTAGCAACAACTCCATATCAAACAACTGGCAATGTTACTGGCGGTGGTTCAGGATATTTAACAGGTGGAGTGAGAGGCATGACTGGAGCAAACTATCAAGACTCTCCAGGCACAAGATTTGGAACAGGACAAAGAGAGATTGCTGTTGATGCCGATCACATGGTGCATTTAAGTTTATCAGAAGGATTGGACAACAACTTTCCGTTTGGAAATTCATTATTAGAAAGCATTTTTAAAGTTTACAAACAGAAAGAATTACTGGAAGACGCAATTATAATTTACAGAGTACAAAGAGCACCTGAAAGAAGAGTGTTTTACATTGACGTGGGTAATATGCCATCGCACTTGGCTATGCAGTTCGTTGAAAGAGTTAAGACAGAGATACATCAAAGACGTATTCCTTCATCAACTGGTGGCGGACAAAACGTTGTAGACTCTGCATACAATCCATTATCAATCAATGAAGATTATTTCTTCCCACAAACAGCAGAAGGTAGAGGTTCTAAAGTAGAAACATTACCGGGTGGTACTAACCTAGGTGAGATTGATGATCTAAAATACTTTACAAACAAACTATTAAGAGGTTTACGTATACCAAGTTCTTATTTGCCAACAGGTGCTGACGACTCGCAGAGCAATTACAATGATGGTAGAGTGGGAACAGCATACATTCAAGAATTAAGATTCAACAAATATTGTGAAAGACTACAAAATTTAGTATCAGATGAATTCAATCAAGAGTTTAAACGTTATCTTTTAGAAAAAGGTGTCAACATTGACACAGCAATGTTTGATATCAAGTTCCAACCACCAATGAACTTTGCGTCTTACAGACAAGCAGAGGTAGATAACAATAGAATTTCCACATACACACAGATAGCAACAGTGCCATTTGTGAGCAAACGTTATGCTCTATCAAGATTCTTAGGTTTAACTCCAGAAGAGATGGCAGAAAACGAAAGAATGTGGAGAGAAGAGAATGATGCCACAGTCCAAAGTAAACCTACAACATCAGCAACTGAATTAAGAAGTGCAGGTGTTAGCACAGCAGGTATTCAAGCAGACTTAGATGCGGCAGAACCTGAAGCACCAGCCACTGAACCAGGTGACGAAGGTGCTCCATCACCAGCAGGCACTACACCACCAGCAGGTGGAGGCGGCGGTACTCCAACTCCGGGCGCCTAGATAAATAATTTTATGATACTACGTGAACTTTTTTATTACGATCAAATAACAACTGAACCTGGCGAACAGAAGCAATATGATGCTACTGAAGATCAGTCAATCATGAGTTTAGATGACACACGTAAAACAAGATTATCTCTAAAACAGATCAATAGAGCAAGAAAAGCCGGCGAATTTCACAAAGACGAACAACAAAAAGAGTTAGAATTTGTAAGACAGATGTACGGTGCCGCTAATCAACCGGAAATGTAATAAATGACTGTTGCTTTTGTATTAGGCAATGGTCTCAGTCGCAAGCCAATACCTTTAGAACCTTTAAAACAACATGGAAAAATATACGCCTGCAATGCGGTGTATAGAACTTTCACGCCAGATTACCTTGTGGCAGTGGATGCCAAGATGATCAATGAGATATGTATGGCAGGTGCCCAGTTGAAAATGCCTGTTTGGACCAATCCAAATAGAGCATATAAAAAGTATAAAGGCTTAAATTTCTTCGAACCCAGTTTAGGATGGTCATCTGGACCCACAGCACTGTGGTTAGCATCTAAACATATGCATCAGACATTCTTTTTGTTGGGATTTGACTTCACAGGCACCACTGAAGGCAAGTTAAACAACATATATGGTGACACTCCCAACTACAAAAAGAATTCAGATGTGGCAACATACCATGGCAACTGGAATAGACAAACCAGCATTATCCTACAGAAGAACTCCTTGAAGAGATATATACGAGTAGTGCCGGAAGGCACCAATGTTTTTGAGGCTAAAGACCTTAAGAAATACGCAAATTACAGTGAAATCACTGTACAAGAGTTCAAACGACGCTATCACCTATAAAATCGGCGTCAAACGGGTCATTATCGGCCCATTATCTACCTATTTTTTTACCTATCGGTTAAATAATACATGACAGTCTTATCAATAACGTTAATAGGAGAAAAACAATGTCAGATAAAAGCAAATTCGAGCAAATGCTTGAAAAACTAGTCGCTGACGATAGAACAGCGGCAGAAGAAATTTTCCATGATATCGTTGTGGAAAAATCAAGATCAATCTATGAAGGTCTTTTAGAAGATGATATCAAAGATATCGAAGTAGAAGAAACTTCAAAAGAAGACTCAAAAGAAGAAGAAACTACAGAAGCGTCTAAAGAAGACAAAAAAGAAGACGAAAAAGTAGAAGAAAAAACTTCAGAAGAGTCAAAAGAAGATGAAGCAGTAGAAGAAGCATCAAAAGACGAATCTAAAGAAGAAGAAACTAAAGAAGAAGAGTCAAAAGATGAAGAAGCAACTGATGAATCTTTATTAGACGTAGAACAAACAGCAGTAGCACCAGCAGAAGCACACGGTGGCGACGCAACTGACGACATGGTTGGCGACATCGAAGCACCAGCAGGTGATATGGATAACGGCGACGACTCTGAAAAAGGTGAAGAAGAAATCGAAGACAGAGTAGTTGACCTAGAAGATGCTATTGATGACCTTAAAGCAGAATTTGAAAAAATGATGGGCGATAAGGAAGATGGCGACGACGCAGAAGACAATGGCGACGACGCAGAAGACAACGGCGACAAAGAAGATGAAGCAGTTGTAGATCAATCAGCAGAGGGAGAAACTGTAGAAGTTGCTCCTGAACTTGGTGAACAACCAGCAGTAGAAACGGCAGAGCCAAAAACAGCAAGTGAAGAAATTAGAGAATATGTGAACAAAGTAGCGGTAACGCATACAGATGGTTCAGATTCAACTAAATCACCAGTTGCTGGCAAAAATGATATGGGCGGAACTACTTCTAACATTGCTAAAGGCGGTGAGGAAAAAGGTGGTAAAGCACCTGCTCCTAAAGAAGAGAACGCAGGTAACATTAATGTACCAGGCGCTAAAGTTAAACCAACTGCGGCACCAAAGGCCAAGACTAACGCAGATGACGACGCTTCTGCTAAAAAGTCAACAATTGGCAGTTAATAAGGTAGTATAAGGAAAACGGATGTTATCATTACGTGAGACGCTTACTTTCGACCAAGCAGGCATAGTCGTTGAGACTAAGGACGAACACAACGGTAAATCCCTTTACATGAAGGGAATCTGCATTCAGGGAGGTGTTAAAAACGCCAACCAAAGAGTGTATCCTGTTAACGAAATCCAAAGGGCTGTCAGCACACTTAACGATCAAGTCACTGGTGGATACAGTGTTCTCGGCGAAGTTGATCATCCAGAAGGACTTAATATTAACCTAGACCGTGTCAGCCACATGGTAAATGAAATGTGGATGGACGGACCGAACGGATACGGAAAATTAAAAGTATTACCAACCCCGATGGGACAACTGGTTAAAACAATGCTGGAAAGCGGAGTTAAACTTGGTGTTTCATCTAGGGGTTCGGGTAATGTAAAAGAAGACGGATCCGGTGAAGTATCAGATTTTGAAATCATCACAGTAGACATCGTAGCACAACCATCGGCGCCAGGAGCATATCCTGAACCAATCTACGAACATCTAATGAATGCAAAAGGTGGTTTGAAAGCATTAAACACAGCAAGGGACACACAGGCACAAAAATATCTAAAAGAACAACTAATAAACATAATTGGAAAACTCCAATCTAAATAGGAGAAAATAAATGTTAGAAGCACTGAAATCACTTTTTGAAAACAACGCAATTTCGGAAGAGATCAGAGCAGAAATAGAACAAGCATGGAACCAGAAGGTTGAAGAAAACAAACTTTCTGTCACTGCTGAACTTCGTTCAGAGTTTGCTGAGAAGTATGAACACGACAAAGCAACTTTAACAGACGCTGTTGACAAAATGGTATCTGAAAGAATCGAAGCAGAAATGGCAGAGTTCGCAGAAGACAAGAAGCAATTAGC